ATGATTCGGCCGTTGACGACATCCAACCAGTCAGCGCACACGCGCTCACCTGCAGCCCACCGCCGGCCCAACTCAGACGGCGCCCACCGGTCACCGTCAACGCGCCGCACCAAACGAAACAGCTCAAGTTTGCCAATGTCGCCCCCGGCCGTGCGAGCGTCACCGCTGCCGAGCGGGATCGCCGACGTCTTGACCGGGCCACCGGCTGCGTCATGCGCCGCCAGCAAACCCAACAAAATACGGGCGTGGGTTGCGGTCATCCTGCGCCGGTAAACCTTGACCAGCTGCTCACAGCACGGGCAGGTGATGCCGTCGCGCATACCGTCGCGCACGCGCTGCCGCGCCTCGCTGAGCGTGTCAGGCGTCGGCTGTGTCGGCGTGGCTGTCGTCGTCGTCGTCTGATTGAAAAGTTCTGTCTGCAACACGGTCAACCTCAACAAATGCGGTAATCAAAAAACCCGGCGGCAGACGTTCGATTGTCATACCCAACACCTGACGCCGGTCTACCGTAGTGATCTCAACGAGCGTCACGCGGCCCCCGCGCGATCGTCGTCGTCAGGCACGGCCGCCATTTTCTCAATCAGATCCTTGAGGTCATCGTTGCTGAGTTGTTTGGGGTTGCTGGCGCCGTCATATTCGGCGCACCATTCAGCGACGTCGCCGGGCTGCAGGCCAAGCCGGCGCATTTCGTCGGCCACGCCGCGCAACAGGTGGTTTTTTTCGTCCTGCTGCGCGTTGCGCTTTGGCGCCGCGCGCTCACGCTGTGCCGGCGCCGCGGCCGTTGCGGCGTTGCCGTCATCATCATCACTGCCGATGCCTGCGATTGCGCTCAGCGAGTAGCGGCGCGCGTAGGTGATGGCGCTGCCGACTCCCTGCGCGTCGTTTTTGCGCACGGGGATCGCCAGCTCAGACCACAAATATTCGCCGCTGGTGTGCATCAGGATTGTGCGCACAACAACGCCGTCAGCGCTGTGCGAGGGCAGTTGAGAGATTGACAGGCCGTTGGCCGTCAGCGGTTCGCGCGCAGCGTCGAGCACAGACGCTAGGTCGGCGTAGCTGGATCGGAAATGGGGGTTTGTGCTGTCCTTTGCAGCGTGGCGCATTTGGCCTTGAGCCTTGGCCAATGCCTCAGCGAGTTTGCCGATGGTTGCGCTCATTCCTGACGTTGGGTGTTGTTCGCTCATTGTTTGCTCCTGTGTGTGTGAGGGGGGGGAAAAGGCCGCCGCCGCAATGGCGGCAGCCGGGTTGGTCACTTGATGCGCAGCGAGCGGCCGCGCTGACCGAGCTGCACGCCGGGGATGTCAGCGCCCGCGGTGAGCGCATCGCGCAGCGCGTCGAGGTCTGGCGCCGTCTTGACGGTGGTGCGCACATAGGCGTCAGGCAGGTCAGCGGTGTCAACGTTGACCTCAACGGGGATTTTGCCGCCGTTGTTGGCAACGCTCACAACGTGCGTGGCAGTCTGCAGCTTTTTGATGTCAAGGCCGTCAAACGCCTCAACAAGCCGAGCCTTAAGCCACTTGGCGCGGTTTTCGGACGTCTTGCGCAGCGCGGTGATGCGCTCGGCCTCTTCTTTCAGCGCCGCGGCGCGTGCCTCATGCTCGCGGATGAGCCGCGCGTATCCTTCCACTTTTTCGGTGAGCGCAACGTCATTCTCGGCGAGAAACGCCGCAACCGCGTCCTCCTGTCCGGTGACGTCACCCTCAAGATCGTCAATGAGGTCATCAAGCGCGGCGATGTCGGCGGTGATGTCGAAAAGCGTTTTCATCGTTGTCTCCTGTGTGTGTGCGGCCGTTGGCCGCGGTGTTGCTGCTATTATACAGATCATTTCGGAAACTGCAAACAACACTGAGATCAACCCGCCAAAAAACCTGATTCCGCCAGCTTTTGCAGGATCTTATGGATTGCGGATCTGCACATTTTGCCGTCGCCATCAAGGTTGATTTTGCGCCCCTTGGCCAGCGAAAGCGCCGCGCCGTGGATCTCATCGCGGCTGATATCGGCGCCGGTGTGCTCTAGCAAATCGTCAACGATCTGCGAAAGCGTCAACCGCTCGGTGCGCCGCTCATACGCGGCCGCCTTGGCGTCAGCGATCTCGTCAATGCGCTCGGCGGTGTCATTGATCCACGTTGCCACCGCGCGGAAACTCAGCAACCCGTGACGGGTGCGCGCCTCAATGAGCTGCGGTTTGCGGCGCAGCAGATTGTCAGCGCCACCGGGGGCAAAGTGCAGGTGCTCAACGATCAACTCACGGGCCTGCGCTGTTGTGATCTCACGGTCGCTGCTGCTGTTGTATTCATCGACAACCGCGCGCAGCCGCTCGGCGTCGTACACAATCCGCCGGCGGTCTGCGAAGTTGTCGGCCTGCGCCTCGGCGGCGTGTTGGCGCAGCCACTCGGCCGCAACACGGGCGCTGCGCCCCACCTCGGCGCACACCAGCTCAACGGCCTCACCCTGCGTCATTGTGTCCCGCCGCGTGTGAGCCGTCAGACGCTCAGCAAGCGCCTCAACGTCGGCGCGCAGCATGAGAAAAAAATTGCTGCGACGGTGCAGCGCGGGCAGGGTGCCGGCGCCCACCGCGTCACGGATCCGCATTTTACAGGCAAAATCCTGCCCATATCCTGCGGCCTGCAGCAGCGCGGCCGCCTCACCGAAACTGACGAAAAGCGACGGGTCAAGCGGTGTGCCGCCGATCTCAATCTGCGTGACGCTTTCAGCGTCAATCTGTGCTGTTTTCTCTGGTGCCATTTTCTGTTGTCTCCTGTGTGTGTGCGGCGCAGGCCGCGGTGCAAACCCCTCGCGGGTAACTGTCCGGTAAGCCAGCAACGCAGACGGCGGCCGGCTTGTGGCCGTTGTCGAGCGCGTCAACGCACCGGGCAACGGTGGCCGCTGCCGGGTGCTCAGCGAAAAAACACCGGCGCGCGACAAGGCAGGCGCAGCAGTTCACCGCCGCTGAGGCCCGTGTGCGCTCGGCTGGATCTTCAATCACCTGCGGCCCTGAGCCGCCGCAGGCTGTCAACGCAGCGACAAAGGCCGTTGCTAATCTCATTGTGTGCTCCTGTGTTGCGGTTATTTTACAGATCACAGGCACGGCCGCAAACGTCAATCCGCATTGGCGCGCTTTTTTCTGCTAGGGTGCGCGGCGTGCGCGGCTTCTTTCGTCGGTGTGCTGCGCATGAGGGGCGCCGGCGCTTGTCGGTGCCCCGTTTTTTGCACAAAAAAAACCGGCCCAAAAGGGCCGGCGGTGCCTGAGCGGCTGGTTGAAATCATCCAACCCGTTTGCCAATCAGGCCAACGAGAGCGTCAAACGCGCCCTCAGCCCCCTTCAACGCGTCCACAACGGCCGACGTCGGCAATTCTACGTTGCGAAACTCACTCTCACTGCCTGTGATCCACGCGCCGCCGAGATTGACGGCAACCCCCACTTCAACGTCACCGTCACCGTCGCGGTCGGTGAAACCGTTGATCCTGACCTCACCGATTTTGAACGTCGACGCCCCGAAACTGATCTCACCCTCAACAACGGTCAAAACGTTAACTCTGAGCATTTTGCCCCCCTACGCGTGCGCGATTTGGTTCGCCGCAAGCCTGACAGAATCGGTGCATTTCCGAAACGCCTCAAGCGCGGGCGCTGTTGTCGCCGGCCGCTCAAGCAACGCCTGCCGCCGCCGCTCAATCGCTGCGCTGACGTCGGCCGAGCTGCAAAACCCCAACTCAACGCAGATGGCGCCCAACATATGGGACACCCCGCAGGCGCGGCGCCGCTCCTGCTCAGCAAGCGCCTGCCTGAGCTGGCGGCCGGTGATTTTTCCGTCACGCACCAAAAAACGGCCGACCCTCGCATAATCTGACAGCCTCACGCCTGACTCCTATCTCGCGCAGTCTCAAACCCGGTGCGCGTTTCGTTTTTCAGTTCACGCAACTCAACCGCGATGGCGGTGAGCGATGCGCCGACCTCGGCCAGCGTTGCCGTCGACGCCTGCAACATCTCTTTCACCTCACGATCGCGCTTGTCCAGATGTTTTGTAAATAGGGCAGTTTGCTCCTGTGCTCTCATATGCGCCCTCTCCTGCGAAACCAGCAGTTTTCGGCCCAAATACAAACACACAAGAATCGCAATCGCCGACAAATACCAACCGCCCTGCGTCTGTAGGCCGGTGGCCACGCGCTCGGGGTTGAGGTGCTTCAGCCCGTCAACGGCCGCCTCAGCGTCAGCCGGCTGCGCTGACGTGTGTGCGAGTATTTGCAGCGCGGTCAACACTCAGCACCTCACAGGCGAACGATGGGCAGCGTGTCGACGCTCGACGCGGGCAGCTCAGGCACGGCCGCAAAAACCGAAAACGAAACGCCGGACTCAGCGGTGAATCCCAGAAAATCGGTTTTCAGCACGCCGGCGGTGCGATCGATTTCCTCAATCGTCACCGGCTGCGTGTTGTTGGCCAGCGCACCGGCTGGGATCAAAACATGCCCCACCTTCACCGCTGAAATATCGCCGGCGGTGACGGTGAGCGCGGCATAATCGTCAGCGCCCGCGGTGAGGTCGATTGTACCCGTGGCCACCGGCGCCCCGCCGCTGTCGTAATCGTGCAACCTGAGCAACGTACACAGGTCAACCGGGTCGGTGGGCACGTCCTCAACGTCAATCGTTACCGTCAGCACACCGCCAACAACATCGGTCACGGTGATGCCGCCGGCGGGATATGTCGTTTTGTAGATTTCGGCACGCGGCGAAACGCGCGGCCGGTTTTTGCTGGCCGACCATTTGAGCAACACGTCAGTCAAGTCGCGCGGCGTCGTTCCGTCGCTTTCAAACACGCTGACGGTGATTGTACGGCCGGCGCCAATGGGCAGATTTGATAGAGCCATGCCCCATCGAAGCACACCAGATCAAGGCGCGCAATCTGAGGTCACAACAACCGCCTCAGCCGCCTCGCTGGTGACCGTGACAGCCTCAGACGCCCCCTGAGCAACAACACAGTCAACCGGCGCGTCAGTCGTCACAGACACCGCCGCGGGCGCGTCTTGCGTCACCTGTGCAGCGTCAGGCGCCTCGGTGACAACAACCGCCTCACCCTGCACAACGATTGTCACCGACTCAGGCGGCGGCTTGATGCAAATATATCCAGCGGTGGCCAGTGCGGTGGTCATGTCAGTGACCGCCGAGCGTTTTGCAGGACGACATTGGCCGGCGTCAACGTTGGCGCGGCCACATAGTTTGCAACGTCAAACACAAGGCGCAGCAGCTCGCCGTCAGCACCGTCAGCAGCGCCGAGCGTTGCCGCGTCGGCCGCGGCCTTTGACGCAAACACCCGCAACCGAGCTGACTGCAGTTGATTGTTGGTCACATCATGCACAATGTCAGGCACACCCGCGCCGCCATCCAACACCGTGTGTCTGCCGGCGTGCCCCGCCATCGCCGCCAGCGCCTCACCCTGCGTGCCGGCCGTCACAACGTCGGCCGTTTCAACCAGCCAAACGCGTTGCGCCTCGGCCTCGGCGTCTAGAATGCGCACGCGGCTGATTGCCGGGTCATAGTTTGCCAGCGTCGTGTGCGCCGCGTCGGTGTACGTCAAAAACACCGCCGAAAACTGGCCCAGCACGGCCGGCCAGTTGACCTGATAAAGCCCCGCGCCCCTGTCGAGCAAATCAAGCGTTGCCTCAACGGCGCCCGTCGACGTGTACAGCGTCACCTGCGGAAACAAACCGGGCAAACGGTCGTCAAGCTGCAGCTCAAGCAAAACTGAATCACCGACGTAGCCGCTCACCTCAGTCATCAGTCACCCGCCTCAAGCCACATCAGGCAAACGCCGACGTTGCACGACGTCACGCCGGCGCGCTCATACGTTACGCGGATTTTAAACCCTGACGGAATCAGACCAGCTGTCGACGCCTCCAGCGTTTCGATTGTCGGGAACGGCGCGACGGGCAGACGGTCGCAGTAGGTGGAGATAATAGACCCATCCGGCGCGACGACGTGCAGAGACACGCGGTCGCCTAGCGCAGGGTCATCAACCCAGAACTTTCCGCCTTTGATTCTGACGGGCTTGCCGGGGTCGATGTCGTGGCTGGACGTCCCCGACGTGAACGAAAACAGTTCGCCCACAAACCGCGTCGGCTCCTCTCCAGTTGCGTAGGCGCTTGGTCCAATAACAACGCCAGCCATTACACAAACTCCTGATACCCACGAGCAACAGCCACTTGCTTGTCAATCGGTGTGAGGTCGTCGTTGATTCTGATTTTCAGCGCGTCCAACGTGCCTTCGGTGAGAACGACGGGACGATCAAACGTGAAATCAAACTGTAGATAGTCGCTCTGCGACGACACTGAGTTGATCAGGTTGGTGAAATCGTCTGCCCATTGCAAATAGTCGCCGATTGTGCCGACAGGTTCGGCTGCAATCGACGTCGTCACGCCGCTTTGCACCGCCTCGATCTCAACGCCGTTGGTCAACGAACTGCCCGCCGTCGTCGCGTTGCCGTAGCGCCTAAAGTCGTTGGTGGCGATTTCGAGATTGACGCCCTCAAGAATCAGACGGAAACCAACGATCCATTTGGTAATGTTTGGCTCTGCGACAATCGAGAACTCCACCGATGTCGTCGAGCCGTCGACGTTCTGCGCGTTGCTGCCGCTGGCGTCGGTGAAATAGCTGCGCAGTTGTCGCAGCGACGAGAGGTCACCAGCAGGCACGCCGCGCCCACTCTCAGGCAACTGCTGCACCAGTAGCGCGTTGGTCGCCGACGACACTTGCGCGACAGCACCGGACCCAGTGCCGTCTTTTATTTCGACTCTCGCCGTCACTCGCTGCGCTCCAAGTGGGTGAGCACGCGAACGGTGAACGGCAGCGACGTGTTGCTTGCCGGTGGTGTCGCCGTCAACGCAAACGATGCGCCACGAGGCAGCGCCCAAGGCCCATCAAAAACAGATTGCCCCAGATACCGGATATAAGACGACCCAAACAGCGTCCCGCCCGTCACTGCCGACGTCGAGCCGTTTCCGATTTGGATGTCCGCGCCCAGCACCAGCGACGAGCCGAAATTGCTATTGACCGATTGCCCTGCGGTGCTGTTGGTGATGCCCGTGGGCGTCGTGTACAACTTCAGATTCATTGCGTCGGACGTGCCACCCGTCGACGCATCGCCGCCAAACTCAAATCGGTCAATGATGAGGTCGCGGTCCTGTTGATTTTCGAGGTAGAGAAGCGCCGTCTCAGCGGTGCCGGTGAGCGTGATGGCCGCGCCAATCTCAAAACGAACACCGAACAACACCGCTTCCTCGCCAATCGAAAGGGCAACGCCCTCGACGAGAAGACGGTTTGTCGAGTCCACCTTTGCCTCAAATCCTCGGCCTGAGCCGTCTGCAATGCGTGCCATCTTATTCCTCTTCTTTCAGATAGCCGGTCCAGCCAGCGTAAACCGAATAAGGCACCGTGGCGCCTGCGAACTCGGTTGTAATGGCCACGCTTTGACCGGGAGGCAGAGCCAAGACGACGTTGCCAAAAATCCTCTGAGGGATGCCGTGTGTCTGATAAAGCACGGGGTCGCCGCTAGGCGTCCACGTCGGCAACTTCAGCGCCTCAAGCTGCCACGACCTCGAAGCACCAGAGCGGCGATTAACGACGGGCACCGACGTGCCGCCGCTGAATCCCGTCGCGCCGAAATACGCCCGAAGGAGGCCCAGCGTCGAGCCAACCGCGCCCACGGTATCGGTGGCAACAAACCAAGCCTGCAAGATAATGTCTCGCGTTTCGTTGTTCGTCGTGATGAGTAGCGCCGTCTCTGCCGTCGTCGCCACGCTCATCAGTTGCGTGTTGATGTTGAACGCCTCGCCTTTCAGGCTTTGCGATTCGTACTCGTCACGGGTCAGACTCTGCGTGCGTAGGCGGTTCGTTTGGTCGACTTTGGCAAGGTAACCGCGCCCCGTGCCGTCCTGCAAAATGTTTTGGTAACTCATGTTAGCGGCTCCTCTGGATCCTCGTCGGTAATGATTGCGATGTGCTGCAAAATCTTCTCAAGCTGCGCCGACATTCGCGAAACCATCGAGAGAAGTTCTGGGTACTCAATAGACAACCCGGTGCGGTTGCCCTCGGTGTTGACGTCGACGATGCCGCCGTCCTCATCGGTGATTTGCGCTTTGGCGTCGACCGCAAAGCGATAGGTTGTGCCGTCGAGCACGACGCCCACGGGGTTGCCCTCGGCATCCCTAACAACAACGTCGCCCTCGATGATGGTGAAACTCATGTCAGCACCCAATCAATGGAGGCAACCTGCCCTCCGGTTCGCGCGACGGTGCCCGTCAAGGTCTGCGCCAGCGTCCCGGTGCCGTCGTATTGTTTGACGACGACGCTCGACACCTGCCCCGCTGTGCGGGTGATGTTCGTCTCTCTGACTTTGGTTGTCTTGGTGTTGTCGGTCCAATAGGTCACATCAGAGACGCGGCCAGCGGTGCGGGTGACCTCAAGATAGCTTGTCTCTGCAACAAGGTGGACAAGTTGATCAAGGGCTTGGTGTTGCGCTGGTGTGATGCCAGAGCCGCCGATGGGGACGGTGAACCCGCCTTGCCTGACGCGCACCTCACCCGCCGTCGAGTTGTACCACACCGCACCGTCAACGACGGGCGACGGGTCCGACGACAAAGCGTCTAGCTCAAGTTGATTCGCGGCAACGCCTGTCATCTTCTAAATCCTATGGGTCACGGTAAGGTTTGGTGAACCAGTCAACAGCGGTCAGGTTGCCGATATTGTTTGCGCCGATCTTGATCGTGAAACCCGTCGTCGCTTTCCCGTCGACGGTGACGACGTAGCTTTTGTTTGACGTCGCAAGAACCGTGCATTCGACGGCATAGTTTGCGGTTGCGTATGCCGTCGCAAAAGTCACGGTCGCTTGTTTTGGATTGCCCGCAAATGTCGCGTTTAAAACGGTGCCCGCCTTGCTGTCGTCGGAAGCGACGCCGGCCAAAGCGTTGTCAATGCCTGCAAGGTGCGCCGTCAGTTCGTTTGTCGTCGTGACTTGCGGCGGCGTTGTGTCTTGCGTGTAATTCGTCGGCGCATAGTCAATATCGAGGATGTCCCCGTCGATCTCATCCGCCCCACCTGCGACGTGCCGAGCCGCGTGCGCGCTGACGTCGACGCCGTCGACGGTGCCCACGTTGACAACGTTGTTCGTGCCCATGTCGAGATCGCCCGACATGGCACGCGTGCCGCTCACCAACAGGTATTGCGTGTGATCGTCGTCGCCAAGTCCGGTCAACGACCCGTGGTCTAGCGTGGCTTCAAAGTTGCCCCATGACGTGCCGTCGAACAATCTAAACTTGTCGGTCGTCAGATTGCGTAGGACATAGCCCTCGGTTGGCGTCGTGAACACCCATGAGCTGCCGTCCCACTCTGCGATGTCATCCTCACGGCCAAGCCAAGCGCCCGTCGCTGTCGCCGTCACGATGTATCTGTCACCCGTCGACGGCGCGCCCGGTGGCGTCGTCTGTTCGTCGATCACCGGGTCTTGCCATGACAGCCCTTGAATCGCCTGCGCGATCTCGTCGTCGACGTATTGCGTGTCTGCGACGTTGTACGTAACGCCGCCGCGACGGATTCTGAACTGATTCAGATCGCTCCGATACCATGCTTGCCCGTCGGTGGGCGCGGCCGGGTCGGCGGTGACGCCATCCAGCTCAAGATTGAGAATCACTAGGTTTGCCATCGGCGTTACTCCTCACCCTCAACGGTGGCGATCCAGTTTACTTGCACCAGCCCCGTCAGATTGTCAGCGCACAAAGAGATCACAAAACCCGCGGCCGTGCGGTTGACGATTGCGTGCGTATAGGTCCGACTGCCGGCCGTCTCAATGTCCACCACCACCGAATAGGACGCAGACGGAAACGGCGAGCCAAACGCCACGCCGGCGACTTTTGGCGAGCCAGAAAAGGCGACAACGGGCAAGCTTCCCGCCTTCTTTGTCAGCCTCCCCCGCCTTGCCAATGGCATCACAGCCTCCGAATAAACGCATCTGAGCCGTATCGTCGCACAGCGCGCCAATACCACCAAGCGAGGAAGCGCCGCGCAGCTCTAATGAAAAACCCGCCTTCTGCGTCAATGAGCGTGCGCATGTTGAGCAAAAATCGGTCATCGGCCGCCTTGCGGTCGGCCTGTGTCGCGCCCTCGCCATATTCCCAATCATGGATTTTGCACGCCTCAACGATGCTGAGGCCCAAAAGGTGATCCGGCACATACCGCTCGAGGCCGGCAGGCCCGCAACCGTTGGTTTTTGCCTCGCGCTCGGCCTCAGACGCGTCGGCGTAGGTTTTCGGCATTCTGAGCGACATGAGCGGCCCCACGGGTGACCGTTGACCGATAACACGACAGAGGGGCCGTTTGTCACTCGGTGGAGCGCAGTTTTACATTGAACTGCGTATATCGGTCGCCCCCTTTGAAGCCGAACGTGTCACCGCCGGTGCCAAGCGTTGCCCGCATTTTGCCCATCATCCGCACGCGGTCGCCTTGATCAAGGCGCAGCCGTGTGGCCAGTTGCGTCGTGATCTCATAGCGGTTGAGGACCCCTGACGTGTCAGCAAATGACGATCCGGTGCCTGTGGCGGCCACCGTGTAACCGCTGCCAGTATCCACTTCAATACGCACGTTGGCGCCGTCAATCGTCGCGTCCTGCGGGATCGCGTCGAGCACATACGCGGTTAAAATTGCCTCAATGTCAAAAAGCCCAGCCTCTGGCGCTTGGAAAAAATAGTTTCCGGCCGAGCTGTCAAAATTGTCGACCCAATCGCGGTTCTCGGTGTCAAGCCTGACCTGCGTCCATGTGTTGAGCACAACCGGAATTGCCGCGTCGGTATCACTTTGGTCGGTGAGCGTGACAGAACACTCAGCCGACCCATAAAACGGCGCCACCGCATCGAGCCAGTGATCTTGTACGGTGTTGAGGTTGGTTGTGAGCCTGAGTTGCATATAGGCGGCCGACGCGGGCGCGTTGATCGGCCCAATCGTCGTGCGGTAAAACTCCTGCGCCGGGGGCGCGTTGAACGTCGATGTCACGGCCGCAAACGTCGGCGAGTTGGTCAAAAAGTTGCGGGCCTCATCGTAAAAGAAAACATCGACGTCAAACCGGTTGAGCGGGTCACCGCCGTGCGCCTGCGCAATGGCGATGAGCAAAAACCGGCCAAGAGAATAGTCAACCGCGGTCAGCTCGGTGCGTACCTGCTGCCCGTCAGCGGTGAAGCGGATTGAACGGCCGCCGCTGGCCTGCACGGCCGTATCAGGGAAAACGTCGGTTTGCCATGTGCCGCCACTGAGCGACCACCCATCAGGCAGATACGTTGCCGGGTCGCGGGTGAACGTCGCAAAGTTGTAGTTTTTGAGCTGCAGAAAACGGCCGTTGCCGATGAGGTCGATCCACGTCGAAAACTGAGACGTGATGGGGTTGAGATCGCCCTCAAACCGCTCACGGCGGTCACCAGCGTCACGGATGGGGTGACGCCCCTGACCCGGCCGCGCTTCAATGTCGAGCCACCGCGGCGGGCCGAGCGACGGCAGGCCGGCCACCGTCAGCGTTGTTGAGCCGTCATCCGCATTGCCGGGCATGTCAACCGACACACCGGCGACGGTGAGCGACTGGTTGCCCGTCCAATGCAGATCATCGCCCTCCAACAAAGCAACGTCGTTGACCTCAATTTCAGGGCAAATGCCTAGCCCCACGTCAACGCCGAGCCGCGGATCCTTCAATGTCTGCAGCACCTTGTTGGCAAGCGCGGTCGCGTCAGTGCTGTTGCGGATGAGGCCCGTTTGCGATTCGGTAAAAACGAACTTCAGGCGCCCATAGCTGGCAATGCTGGCCGCGTCCTCAACCAAAACGGTCGCCGGCAGCGCGTTGCCGTTGCTGTCTAGATTGCTGTCGTTTGGATAGGTGATCTCAACGACGTTGCGCACCGTGTCGCGTGAGCGCCGAGCGCGGCGGATTTCTCGCACGCGTTTGTCAGACAGCGAAAACGCCGGCACGGTGTTGTCAATCTTTGGCAGATACGCGGTGAGGCGCAGCGTGTCAGTGATTGGATCCCACAAATAGCGCACATCAGCGCCAGCCGCCTGCCCGTACAGGGTGCGCAGCGCGCTCAGTGTCGGCCCTCGCTGCGGCGTGTAGGAGGTGACATTAAAGCCGATGGCGTCCCGCGTGTAGAGCGTGTCTAACGCGCCGTTGTCGTCAATGATGTCTTGCGCAACCGTCTCAATGACACCGCTGTACGTCTCAACGTTTTCAATCTGCCGCTGCATCAAAACGGCGCCAAGGTCTTGCCCCTCCACCGTGGCCGGGTTGCCGCCGAAATCGATTGAATCAATCTGGCCGCGGGTTTTTTCCTGCCAATCTCGATCTTCTGGTGCGATGCCATGCGGCACCCGCGCCCACTCAACGCGAAACGTTTTTCCAGCATCTAGCAGCGGGTCAAAGTCAAGCGGGTCGTTGATGTCGGCCTTGTTGATCTTGCTGTCGATGCGCAGCAGGCTGAGGCTGAGGTTTTTGAACTCGCGCAACAGACGCATTGAAACCGGCAGCACCTGCGCGCTTTGTTGATCGTTGAACTGTACGCCGCGCACCCAATCGACGCCCTGCAGGCTCGTCATGTCGTAAAGGTCAGACGATCCCTGCTGCTGTATCAGCAACCGCCGATGCACAACCGTGTCCCAATCCGCAGACATCGGCACGCCGCGCCGGAAATCGGCCAACAGCTTGTCATCCGTCTCAACGACCGTTGACGCGTACACGCCGCACAGATCGCCCGTCAGCGGGTTTGCAAGCGAGCTGCCGCGGCTGGCTGCGCCAAAATGCCAATACGCGTTGGCGCCGTCTGAGTTGGGCGTGAGGCCGGTGAACGTTTCCTGCAGCACACCGTTGACCAACAGGTCAACCGTATCGGCGGCCGTGCGGCGCCACGCGATAAAATACCAAACGCCGACGTCTAGATCGACGCCAGCAACAGACGGAATCAACTCAACGTTGTTGCCGGTGGTGTATTCCCACAACAGGGTGGGCAGCAGCTTGCCACCGACGACACTGAGCGAGCACTCAGCGAGCGCGTTTTCAACCGCGTCAGGGTCAATGGCGTTGCCGCAAAACGACGTATAAGTCATTTTCGGCGATGGTGCCGATGTGCAGCGCACCCAAGCGGCAAAGGTCCACGTCGACGCGGTGAACGCTGCCACGTCACCGGCCGCGGCCGACGCTGTGCAGAAGTTGGCGCCGCCAAACGTCAGACGGTTGCCAATCGGCCCGCTGTCGGCAGACGGTGCCGACGTAAAGCCGGGGGTTGAAACTGCGCGGCCGCCGATGATGTCGGCCTTTGTTGCAGTGTCGAGCGTAAACAACGCAAGCGAGTCAGAGCTGGCAACGGGTTGAGCGCCGCGTCTTGTGTTTGGATAGCGCATTTACCAAGTCCCCAAGCCTTGCGAGTAGTGGTCGAAGTTATTGGTCGCCATTATCGGCCAACAGTTCGCAGCGTCGACGGTGCCGTCTGCATTGCGGACGATCATCACGAGCGCATAGTTGTGCGTGGTGGGTCCGGTGCCGCCTCGGCTGGTGCTGGTTTCCCATCCCAGACCAACCCGATAGCCCAGCGACGTGTCGGGATTTTCTGCGCCCCACGTCTGAGAAGCGGTGCCGTGCGTGAAATAGCGAGGCATCCAGATTTGTCCCGCCGCTGGTCCCGTCGCGAACTCATGCACGCCCGTGCCCTTGGCTCTGGCGTTGGTGCCTTGCGGCCTGTTCGCCGCCTTCCAGACCTCCGCCCCCGTCGCTGCGTCGACGACAACCTCATAACCTTGCTGTGCGTCTTGCGTCACGCTGGGCGTCCCATTGAATACGGTCGGGTCATTGAACGCGCCGCCCTGTGCTTTGTGGACGACGAGAAGACGCGTGTTGTCGGCGTTGGGGAACACACACGTCTCTCTACAGTAGGGGGAAGTATTTGTTTTGACCGCAAAGCTGGTGGCCCACGTCGGAGAGCCGTGGTCGGCTGGAATCCGAATCAGTACCGTGGACGTATCGTTGCCCGGTTGCGGGAGGACAAATCCGCCATAGCTGCCCCCGGTGCCGTCGCGGTCAATGTTGATTGTCGGCGGAGACGGCGCCGAGCTGCCGTTTTGATACGCGAAAACGATGCTGCCATCGTCGAGAATCGCCGGCCGGAAAGTCATCGCTCTCGAGTTGTACGCGCCGGGAATCGAGCCAGTGAACCAAATGGTACTTGCCGCAATCGGTGACAGGTCTTCGCTATAGGTCGCGAGGTATCCCCGCGCACCGCCCGCGCTGCTGGTGCTGCTGAACTGCCGCGTGGTGAATGTCGCGGGGTCACCGACGCCAACATCTATTCCGCCCTCATTCCGTTGATAATTGCCGCCGTGGTTTGAAGTCAGATGCAAACGGTTGTTCACCGTGTCAGCGACGAGAAAGTGGGCGCGTTGTGTGCCGCCGCCTTGGATGAACGTCGACGAGGTGAATGGGCTAGTGTTTATATCTCCCCGGTTGCAGATGCATTTGATGCCGTTGCCCGTCGCCGGGTCGACCTCCAGCAGCCAAGTCGACGCCGACGATCCAGACCCTAATGGGTTTGCGGCTGGATGGTTTGCGCCGTTGAACGTGGCGAAGTTGGAGCGGTCGCTGGCGTCCAGTTCCTGAAAGCCTGAAAAATACAAGCGCCCGTTGAGAATCGCCACGCCCTCTGGTCTGCATCTCGTCAGGTTGAGCGGCGTTGTGTTGAAGTCATTTTTTTGTGCCCAAACGAGCGCCCCCGTCGACAACTCGAAACGATAAAAGCAGCTAAAAAAATTGTTTGAGGACGTGCCTGCGGTGTTGGTGAGCGTGTTGAGCAGGGTGCCGCTTTCGTCGCGTAGTTCTTGGTCGTACCGCGCAACCGAACACGCATATACTGCGTCGTTTGCCGCGTCGACGGTGAACGCTTGAAAATAGGCACGGGGGTTTGTCCCCGCGTTTACGGCGTTGATGCTTCGCACCCAAGACAGCGCGCCTGTCTCGTCGTACACGACGAGATATCCCTCAACGTGATTCGCATAGGGCTGCTGATTCAGCGTCGTCAGCGTCGGTGATGGGACAGCCGCATCCGCTTTGTCGCCGAAACTGACAAAACCGCTCGTGCCGCCATAGTTCATGGCAAAGGTTGTTGCGAAAGCGCCGGTTTCTATTTGAACAAATGGCGCCGGCGGCAGCTCGGTGACTGTCAGCGTATACGGCACCCGCCTGACGTTGTTGCGCCACGGCCGCAGCGGCGTGCCGCCGCCCGCCTGCACAACGTTTTGCTTCGATGTGGCGCCGCTTGCTGTGTAAATCAGCGTTGGATCTTCAAACTGCGTGCCGCTCACCGCCAGATATGGCAGCGCCGGATTTTGCCGTGTGAGCGATGCCTGCCAAGCATAGTTCGCCGTCAAAAACGCGTCTGACGCTTCAAAGCGGTAAACAGTCAAATCAGCGAATTCATCCCCACCGGTCAACCGCACCGCGCCGGGGCCATCGGTGTCAACAACCAGCCAAGAGGTTGTCAACGTGTCATCGCGCGCGCCGTTGAGGTAAACAGCGCCATCGCTGCGGACGTCCCACCGCTGCCAGACTGCGCCGCTGTAGCGCCACACAGACACGCACCAGCGACGGCCGAGCGCCTGCCGCTTGTTAAACGTCCATGTGATGTCGGTGACCGTCACGCTGCCGTCAGACCATGGCCCCCCCGTAGCGTCACGCACAACCGCAAAACCGGCGTTTGGCCCTAGCCCGTCAAAGCTCCACAAGTCAGCGTCAAACTGCCAATGGTGCCCCATGCCCAAAAGCAGACCCTCGAGCGTGTCAGCGTCATCGGGGTCAAGAATGCAGGTTTCACCGGTTGCCACCGGCAGGCGGGTTGCGCGGTTGATGTGCGGTTTGTTGTAGGTGGATTGAGAGACACGGCCGCCGGGGTAAACATAGGTCAGGCCGGCGCTGCCGTCCTCAGTGTTGAGCGTCCACCCGTTGATCGTGCAAAAATCGGTCATTTCCTAGCCCCTGATTTCGTACCGCTCACCGCGTCGGCTGCCAAGGTACAGCGCAAACAACTCAGCGTCACTCAGCGCCGAATTGAAAACGGCCACTTCGTCCAGCAGACCGGGCAGGCTGTCGCCCATTGAGAGGCCCACATTCGAAGCACCGGGCACAACCGTTGCGGCCGTGGCGCCCGCCGGGTCACGCCTGCAGTTGACGCGCAGTTCAACGTCACCGGCGTTGCGTGTTGCCGACACAAACACCCATTCACCGACGCTGACCGCCTCGGTGCTGCCGAACGTGTCAACCGTGGCGCCGCTTGCGTGTTGAAAGCCCAGCAACCCGGCCGGCGTCACATAAAGGTGAAAAGGAAAGCTAGTCCCAACAAAAAGGCCGAGTTTCGCCGCAATCGTTGCGTTGGATAGCGGCAGCGAGTCAAGGCGCAGCCAGCCGCAAACCGTCAAATCACCGGTGATGTCGTGCGCCGTCACATCGACGCAAAACGCACGGCCGCCGGCCGCCGTGTTCAACGCCTCCCCGTGGCCCTCCCTGCCGATGTCGTCGCCGCTTGTGGCTGGCGCAGCCAATGACGCATTTTGCACCCCTGCAACGTCCTCAATGACAGTGCCGACCGTGTTGACGTCATCAAACGTGTACAGGCTCACCGGCAGCGGCGTGCGCTCAAGTAGCACCTCAGCCCACTCCCTGACGGTAAAGCCGATCTCAGCAAGGTCATTTTCCCAAGCGCCGGCGGGCGCGCCCTGCAGGTACGCGTCAGCCTCCAGCTCGCCGACAACGACAAGGCCGGCAAAGCCGGGGATTTGATCCCCGTGCAACTCGAGCCGCGGAAACGGTGAAAGCGGCTCAACGCCCCGCGAAAACGTGGCCGCCTGTTCGTCACTCAGCAAAAACGCAAAAAGGCCGATTTCATCCACCAGCATCGCGGCCGCTGTGCCCGTCTTGTCATTGCTCGTGACAACGCAGTTGCCCTGAGAATCGACGCTCACAAAGTTTGCGGTGTTGTGTGTGCCCGCCGTGCCGTTTTTCCATTCTTGGCCGTCTGAGCGCACAACAAACGTGTCAAACACGTCAGCGGGGTCGGTTGAATCGCGCAGGGTAATGCACAGCGACCAATCGGCCGCGAGTTGCGCCGGATAGGTCAACGTTGAGCCTGACGCCAGCAGCGCGGCCGTGGCCCATCGGCCGCCGGTGAAATCAAGCGTCAGGTCATAATCATCGGGCAGCGGCTCAAGGCCGCTTGATGCCTCAAGCCCCTCGGCAAAGTCGACGCGGTGCGCGCTGCCGTCAATGAGGTTGCGAATCGCCCACGCCTCGGCGTGCGAGGTGCAGGGCGTCAGATAGGTTGCTTCAAACGCGTCATCGCGCCGCGCGTCCTGTATGACGCCGGTGTGCGAAACGCCGACGTCACCCTTGTTGGTGGTGAGCTGGCTTGCGGTTTCGCTTTTGACCTGCAGCGGATAACCGCCAAGCACAACAAAATCAGTCATGGTCTAGCCTACCGTGCGCGCTGCGGTGCCCTTCGCAGACAATGATGGTGATCCAGTGCTTACAAACTGAATGAGGCGTTGCCGTTGCTCCAACTCCTGCAGCATTTCCTCAGGAGTGTTGGCAACAACGGTGATCGGCCCGTTGATGATAACGCTGCCCGGTGCGTCACCGGCAAACCCGCCGCCAGCATCAGCGCCCGCAAAATCGCCAAGCCCACCGCCGGCCGCCTCAAACCGCAACCGCTCAAAGTTGAACCCCTCAACAACGCCCTGCGTTTGTGATGAAAGCTCCTGAAACTGCGTGGCCGCGTCCTCAACCGGCGGCACAAGCCCCCGCCCTGCGCTGGTGAGGTCGCCGAGCGTGGCCGCCCAAATCTGCGCGCGCGCCTCGGCCAGACTTTCGCGCTGTTCTTGCGATGGCCGGATGTCCTCAAGCGCGTTGGACGCGTCCCGCGCAGCGTTGGAAACGCGCCGGATGTCTTCTGTGTAGACGTCACCGCCGGGGATCAACTCAATCACACCGGCCGTGAACTCAGCGAGCACCCGAAACAGCGTCAACATGGCGTTTCCGAGCATCATAAAAAAGTCGATAATGCCAAGCGACACGCCGACAAAATCAAGAAATGCCGACGCCGCCAGTTGCGTTGCGAGCAAAAACACCCGCATGAGCGCCTCGCTGTTGGCCACCGCAGCGACAAGCGGCACGAACGCCTCAGCCAAAATGGCAACAACGCCCGTCAAAAACATTAGGTTTGATGCAAACGGCTCGGCGGCGTCAACAAGCGGCTGCAGCGCCTCACCCATCGCGTCAGTGAACTCGCCGAATGATTTGGTTTCCATAACGAGAAACGCAAACGCAGACACAAGCGAGGCCGCGGTCACCGGCAACAACGCAAATGCGGCGATTGCGTTTGTGACGGCGAAAGCAATGGCACTCATTGCCGTGGCGATGGGGATAAGCGGTGCAAGCAAGCCGGCGACAAGCGCGGTTGCAAACCCCAGCAAGATACCTGACAGCGTTGCGATTGTCGCAATTAGCGCAACGGCGGATGTGACACCTGCAGCGAAGACCGCCATCAAAGCCTGTGCAGCAACGCCGAGAACGCCGGTTGCAGCCACGGCAACGGCGGCGCCGGCGGCAAACGCGGCGAGCAATCCACCGAGCGTGCTGAGGATCCCCGCTACCGGCGCAAACGCATTGGCGAGGCCGCTGACGCGTTGGTTTGCCGTGAGTATCTGCGCCACCGAATCAATAGCGTTGTCAAACGCGGCAACGACGTGAGACGCGATCCTATCAAACGCACCCATGACAAAAGACTCAAGGCCGCCAATCATTGAGCCTGCCAGCTGTTGCCAAACAAGGTCGTTTCTCTGCATTGATTCGAGCTGCGCGATACGCATGTTGTCGATGCGTTGTTTTTCGGCTTCCTCGATCGCTTTTTGGGCCTGCAGTTCTTTTTGTGCCTTTTGCTTGGCTTTGTCGGCAGCTTCCTTTTGCGCTCGATTGAACGCATCCAACCCCCCCTCCATAAGAGCGGCGAACGATTCTTTTGACAGCGCGGCAAATGCCTCACCGGCGTCAGTGTCGCGCCTTTTGGCCTGCCCTGTTTTGAACTTTGCCGGGTCAATCTCGGCGCGCAGCCGGTCAAACGTCTCGGCCGTCAAGATCCCCGCGTCCCGCATTTCGCGCATTGCGCGATCCCAATCTCGATATGTTTTCGACGTCTCCAGCAACGCCAACGCCTGTGACTCTGCATTGTTGCCGAGTTTTTCAAGCGTCGCGTTGAGCCTGTCTGTGGAGCGTTGCGCCTGTGCTGGCAGCCGCCGCAATCGACGCAGCACGGCCTCAGCCGCGTTGTCTGCGCCCTCGCCGGCCTTCTTTTTAATCTTTGCCAGCTCGGCCGTCAGCGCCGCGCGTTGTCGCCGAACGCCAGCCAGTTCAATCTGGTTGATTTTCTCACGCGCGGCCGTCAGCTTTTCAAACTCGCGCACCAGCTTTCGAGCCGCCGCTTGCGCTGGCCCCTCGGCGCCCTCTTTTAGCTCAATGTTGATCGTTTTTTCTTCAAACGCCTTCAACGCGCGCTCAACGCTGTCGCGCATCTTTTTAAATCGCGCTGCCGCCTTGTCTGCTGCGTCTGAAATGCCGTTCGTTGCGCTGGCTACGTTTTTGGCCGCGGGCGCGGCGCCGGTCAACTCGTGGCGCGCCTCAATCTGTTTTTTGCGCAGCCGCTCGATTGCTTTCGTCAGGTTCTCAATGCGCCGTGTGGCGTCGGCGGTGTCAATGGTGCCGCCGTTGCGCATGCTGGCCTGCAACTCTTGGATGCGCACCTGAAACGTGTTAATCATCCGCGCGCGTTCTGCCACCGCCTCGGCGAGCCGATCCGCGGCCGTCGACGTCTCGCCATCGGTAAACGAGATCACTTTGCCGAGATACGCAAACAGGTTGATCGTCTCGCGCAGAATCGGGATCAACGTGTCTTTCAGAATCGGCGCAAAACCCTCGCCAACGGTGATCTTCAGCTCCTCAAACGCCGAGCCAAGGATCTTGAGTTGCCCCTGCAACGTCTTGAGATTGGCCTCCGCCATCTTGGCGGCCGAGCCTGCGCCCTTGTCGATGGAGTCGCCTAGCTTCTCAATGGCAGCGGTGCCCTGACTAATCAGCGCCGCCATGCCGGGGCCGGCACGCTGCCCAAAAATCTGCATCAGCTCGCCGGTTGTGGCGCCGCTTTTCGCGAGTTGGTCAACGACCTCACGCATCGGCTTCATCTGACCGGTGGCCGTCACAACGTCGATGCCGAGCCGCTTGATAATCTTTGACGCCTTGCCGCTCGGTGCCAGCAGCTTGGTGATCATCCCCCTCAACGCGGTGCCCGCCATTTCGCCCTGCAGGCCGGCGTTGCCGAGCACACCGATTGCCGCGGCCGTTTCCTCAAAACTCAACCCGGCAGACTTGGCAACAGGCCCAACAAACTTGAACGCGTCACCGAGCTGCTGCATTGACGTGTTGCTGTTTGTCGTCGTCGTGAACAACACGTCATTGGCTTTGCCCAACTGCGTGGCCGTCATGCCGAAACCGGTCATCACGTTTGTTGCAATGTCCGCCGCCTGCGCAACGTCCATCATTGCCGCTGACGCGAGCTGCAGCACCTTGGGTGTCGATTCTAAAACCGTGTTCGCACTCTGGCCGCTCATAGCCAGAAACTTCATCGCCTCACCGACTTCAGACGCGGTGAACTCGGTGGACGCTGCAAGGTTGCGGGCTGACGCTGCCAACTCGTCAAAACTGTCGGTGCCCAGCGTGCGCGACACCCCGCCGACGCGCGTGAGCGTTGCCTCAAACTCGGCAAAGGCGTCAATGCTGGCGTTGATGCCGGCGACAACGGCGCCAACAGAAAACGCCGACGCCAAAGGGCCGGCGAAATTCTGCAGCGCCGCGGCGGTTTTCCCGACCGACATTTCAAAGTTTTTGACGTCCCCCTGCGCTTTGTTGAACGCCTGTTCAAACTGTTTGAAGTTGGCGGCGAGCGTGACGGAAAGTTTCCCAAGGTTACTCATCGCCTGCCGCCTTCTGCGCCTGTCGCGCCTTCTGCGCCGCCCTTATGCGCTGGCGGCTTTCCTCTTTTGTTGCGGCCAGCCTGCGCCGGTATTGCTCCTGCTGCTGCCGCGTGCCTACTGCTGTACCGATAGCAGACCAAGCGGCCGCGTTGTTGGCCTCGGTGGCAGGTTTTTGCTGCGTGACACGTTTGACGGTATCGCCGCCTAGCAGTTTGCGCGCGGTCATGCGCGTGCGCATGTTGCCGCTGGCGTTCATCAGGTGCGCCGTCCATGTGGCGTCGCGGTAAAGCTGATCGTCTCGGTTTTTGTTGAAAGCCACAATGTGCAGGTTGATCTCACGCAGGGTCAACCGCCAAAACTGATCGACGGTGTGACCTGTGCGCAAAAAATCAACCAACAGCGACTCAAAGTCTACGAATCGGGATTCTCCAGCGGCGGCAGGCCGTGCGCTTCCGTCAGGCCCGCTTTGCGAGCCTGTTCGATAAAACCCGATTTGGTCATCCCCGGCAGCGAGCGGCTCACGGCCGTCATCAGCAACTGCCAAACCTGCATTTTGTCATGCACCTTGCCGCTTTCAACGTCGGGGTCATCGGCGAAAGGCATATCATCGATGATAGCGCGCGCCTTTTCCTCGGTGATTACCGGGTTCATGTGCTGGCTGCCAGCCTGCAGCAACAGCCTGAGCGACGTGTCACCCATGTTTTGATTCAGGCTCATCAGCGGGATCCCCGCTTGTGCCTCAAAGTATTCAACGGCGGTGCTGTCAAATTTCAGCCGTAGGGTTTTTTGCAGGGAAGGGCGTATTTCGATTTCGCCGCGTAGGATGTTCATCGGTGTCTCCTAAAAAAAGAGCGCCCCGAGTGGGGCGCCCCTAGTCGGTGCGGCGAACCTATCAAGGCTGTGTGCTCTTGACGAGGCTTGACAGCTGAATGGTGCCGTCAATGTTCTGCGTCTCGTCGCGGTTGAACGATTCGTCAAACTGCGTGGAGAAGCCTTGCGCCTCGTAAACGTCGGCGCCGCTGGCGACGGTGGGGTACACTTTGAAGTAAAGCACCGCTTTGGTGAACACGGCGTCACGCAAAATGGTCTGGCCGTTTTCGGTTTCGTCGCGAAAGAGCTGAAAGCTCATCGTGGCGTTGTCGTGGTTGGGGATGAACTCTTTGGATCCGTTGCTTTGGTGGCTGGTGCAGTCAAGGGCTTCAACCTCAATCTGCAAGGTGCCATCAACCCAAGGGGCGACGTCAAAGTAGGTGATGTCGTCAGTGCTGACCTCAAGACGGGCCACGCGTCCGGCTGTTGCGCTCATTGTGTGCTCCTGACCCGTCTGAGCGGGTGGCTAGGGTTTTTCGTCGGTGTGTGTGCGCGGCTTACGCCTTGCGGTGTGGAAAGACTTCGATCGAGGCGTCATCAGCGGTGAAAATCACCCCGCCGGCCTCGGTGCCGCTTTTCTGGTTCCACAATGTGGAGTCAAAAGGGCCAATGGTATAGCGGGCGCCGGCAGCAATGTTGATCGTTTTCTCGGCGGTCTGCAGCGTGCGGCCGTTGACGTCAGGCACGTCAGACAGAACGACGTTGTGCGCGGACACGTCCTGATTGTGAAACGTCAAATACAGGTCTTTTCCGCTGTTGACGCAATAGTTGCCATTGACGGCATCACAGCCGGTGTAGGAATCGGCGGCGCCAGCCGACAGGCCGAACGCACCGAGATCGATGACGGGGATCAGAGTTGCAGGCATGTTGTGCTCCTGAGTTTGGCGCGGCGTGGCGCTGATCGCTCACCGGTATCAGAGACGCGAACCGCGCGAAAGTCTGCCACGCATGAAAACCGAAAAACCGTCATTTGATGTCGACGACATAGGCGGCCGCGCTCAACCCGGCAGGCCCCTCAAAAACGCGGTATGGGTAGGGTCCGATCTGCGTGTCGACGGTGACGCTATCGCTGATCTCGGTGAACGCGGTTTCAACCCCGTTGAGGAAAAAGAGCGGGGTGCTGCCAAGGTCGGCCGCATAGGCCAAATAAATACGCTCACCAGCGGCCACAGACACCGCAGCAGAGCAAAAACGGAACGGCAGCAAGCCCAGCGCATCGAGCGACTTGATCGCCGCGTCTGTGAGCGGCTGAGACGCCGACGCGCCCGCGTACACCTGACGGGGCAGCCGTGCCATGAGCGCGCTAAAGTTGATCGAAAACTCAGGCTCACCGGCAAGGCCGGCGCCCAGCTCGTTGACGCCATCGCCCTCAACAAACGTGTTGAGAAACCCGTCAGGCGGTTTGTGATTGAATGCCTCGGCAATCTGGCGGGCCAATATGCGCCCTTCAAACTCTTTATCCCTCGGCGCCCTGACGCGACACTGCGCCCCCGGCCGGTCAACGCCCTTGCCGTCAGGCGCCCGCGTCGACTGTGAGCCTGTTGACGAGAAAAAAAACACCTCAAAACCTGACGGGCCAAACTTGGCCTGCGGGGTCGGCAGGCCAACGCGGATGTCGGTAGCGGCCGACGTCAGCGAGTAGGTCAGCGACGGAATGCGCTCGGCCGTTGCGCGAGCAAGATCAAGCGGCAAAACACGATCACTCACTAGTCTCTCCCCGGCGGCGGCTTGCCGTCCACAACGCGCGGCGTTTCCCAACGGCCTGTCTTAACGTATCGCTTGGTCAGCGCGCGCACATACTCAAACATACGCGGGCGCCGATAATTGAAGGGGTCCGCTAAATATCGGGACTTGCCGTTGCCTGTCCGCTTCCTGTGCATGTCGTGAACCCAAACCATGTAGTGAGTGTTATAGCCCACGGTCACCGCAAAATGCCTTTTCCGCCTCAGTGTCGGGATGACGTACCCAGACGCGCGCAGGTTGCCCGTGTCAACGGGGACCTCAATTTGAGACTCCCTGAACACAATCATCATTTGCTTAAAAATGGCAGCGGACAGGGCTTTTGGGTATCGCCTTTTGTGGGTGCTCAGTTCACGGCGTAGGTCGTCGATGCCGTCAATCGTAACCTCTGCGCTGATACCCCTCGCCTTGACTCTCACAAATACACCTCAAACAGTTGCGCGCCGGTTGGCAGCGAGGCAATGCGAACCGCCAGCGGGCGCAGGCCAGCGGTGAGGTCATCGGCGTTGGCGCCGTCGCTCACGATCCAAACGTGATCCTCAGCGTTGAGCTGCGTGTGCGTTGCAACCCTTGTCTGCGCCCTGCGCTCAATGCCGTCAGGCCCCTCAATGCGGTCAAAAAACGGCTCAACCGCGGCCTTGATTGTGCGCGCCGCCTCATACACCGGACGATTGCGGCCGTCTGTCCCGCTGAGTTTGCGGGCCACGATCGTTGACGTCATCCAATGAGACAAATCCATCAGATCACCCCATCGGCTGGAATCCTGTATTGCCGCAGCATTTCAAGGCTCATGTCATTCATGCCGTACCGGCGGGCGCTGGCGCTTTCATACGTCACCGAACCGCTCAACAGCCGCTCGGTTTTGATGTCGCGGTCTGCGCCTCGGCGGCGGTATCGGCTGACCACCTCCAGCACAACGGCCTCCTCAATGTCATAGGGCAGGTCACGGGGCAGATCCACGCTTTCGTCGTCCGCCTCCTGCGACGGGGTGACCCATCCACCGGCAAACGTAACGCGATAGTTTGGCCGCTCGCTGCCTACCTTCATCGGCCGCGTGATGTATGGCAGATACACGGCCGAGCTGGGGAAACCCCCGGCGCGGTACACGAGGCCGCTTGTGCCGTGCCCGGTTTCGTCGTCGATGTCCTCAATCTGCAGGCCGTCAAGCGTCAGATCGCTCACAACGTCACCGTCAAGATCAACGTACTGCAGCGCCGTCAACGACCGAACCGGCGTTCTGCGCAGGCGCAACCGCGGGCCGCCGACACCTGTACGGGTTTCGACGGCCGCGGCCTTGTAAGACATTTTTCGCCCGCAAAACTTTTCAACGGTGGCGGACACTGAGCGGATGATGGGCAGCAGCGTCTTTTGCAGGTCGGTGCTGCACTCAACCCCCAACTCAGCGGCAACGCGTGACGTTGTTGTCAGCTCAACGGGCGCCATTGTCTACTCCTCAACCTTGATCGGCTTGTTGCGCCGGCTGGCTTTTTTCTCGCCGTCTTTCTTGGTGCTGCGCGCTTTTGGCTTCACATCAACATCGGGGTTTTCTTTCAAGAACTTTTCGCCCACCTCGAGCTGCTGCACCTCTTTTGCGCGTGCGGCCGCTTGCTTGCGCAGCCGAACCGCTGAGCGCCGCTTGCGCCGCTCAATTGCCTCAGCAACGTCAGGCTCATCGGCGGCCGGGAAACGCACCCGCGGGGGGTCGGCGCTGGCCAGCTTTTCGGCGTATTCCTCATCGAGAGCGGCGAGATCGCCGGGTTGATGCATCCCGTTTGGCTGGATGAACTTCACAAATACTTTTTCTGTCATTGACTTTCCTTTGTGCCCGCCTGTGGTGGGGCGCCCTCAACGTACAGCAGAGATCACCACAAAAAAAGGGGCAGCGTGTTTGACGACGCTGCCCCCTCGGCCTGTTGTGCTGTTTATCAGGCGGGCAGGTTGGCCGCGCTGAGCACAAGGTTGCCGGCAAACGCGGTGGAGCCAGCACCGGCCGAAACGGTCAGCGTTTGACGCGTGCGAATGTAGCGCTTGGCGCCAAGAAGGTTGACGTCCAGCTTTGCCGCGGTCGACTCGGTGCCACCGCCGGTGACAACGACGTCAGCCAAGGTCACAAAGTCGGTGAACGTCAAGTTGTCGTCGCTGTGCTGCACAATGGTGGCCAGCGTGCCGGTTTGTGCGCCGGCGAGCGAATCGCCGATCAATGCGCCGGTGACAACAGCCGAATCGTGCCGCTGCGATGAGCCGGCGGGCAGACGGTCAATGACAGCGCCGTCGACGTTGCCTGAGGCAGCGCCACCGGCGACGGATGCGATCGAAACCTCACCGCCAGCCGCAAGCAACGCGCCGATGTTTCGCTTTTGGGTCATGCTCATTTTGAACTCCTGTTGGGTTGAGCCATGCGAGGGAAAGCGCACCCCCCTCAACGCGAGGGGGGCTACTCAGTGGCGGTCAGGTCAGTTGAACCAATCAACCTGATCGATAACGTAAACCTCTTTGCCGCGTTGGCGGGCGCCGAAGTCGTGACGGGCGAGGGCGCGCAGGATCGTCTCATCGGTGCTAATACCCGCGCGGATGGTGCCGCCTGCGGTGCTTTGGTAAGCGCCACCGGGGAAGGCATCCATTGTCATTGCGAGGGAATCGCCGATCATCAACTCAGCGCAGTCGGCCAAGTAAATCTCAGACTCAGTGCCGCCGCCAAGGTTGTTGGGGATCTGCGTGGTGGTGCGGAAGGGCACGCCCATGAGGGTGCCGCGCAGCATCTCGTCACGCCAAATGAACTGATCGTCAGCGCCGCGCTGGCACATCAGGTAGTATTTGGAGCGTGGCGACATGAACCAGCAAAGCCGGGTGCCGGGGATTTCGGACGTTTCAAGCGTCTCGAGCGCCGCGCACAGGTCGTTGGTGACGGTTGCCACGGTGACGCTGCCGCCGTCATCGGTTGCAGCAACGACGTTTTCAGCGATGAAGCGCATCCCCTTGGGTGCAAACTCCGAACCGACGCCACGCAAGAAAGCGAGGTCTTCACGCAGGCCCATCACCTGCATGATGTCGTCGCGCACGTAGGGTTCAAACTCGGGCACAGCGTCACGCAGAAGATCGTTGGAGATCGGCACCAGCGCGGCCAACTTCTTTGCGTTCAGCGACAGTTGACCAAAGGACGGCTGCGACGGCGGGATGTAGGCCAGCTCGCCGACATAGTTCGCTTCGCTCGGGCTGTTGCCAAAGTTTTGGTTGAAGTTGCCGGAGGGCATGGGCATTTGACGCACGCCGCTGCCACGCACAACCGCGGTAGCGCGCAGAAGGGGGATGATTTCGCGTGCCATTTCCTCAGGCACCAAAAACCCGCCATCTTCGCCGATGCTTTCGCTCAGCGCCTTTTGCTCTGCAGACTCAAGCGAGGCAACAATGTGCTCTGCGCTTTTGACGGTGCGGCCGAGCACGCCACGGGTGGCCCAGCTCTTGGCAACCTCAATGACAGGCTTGTTGAGTTTTTCAGCAGCCGCCACGGTCATTGCAAAGCGAGCAAGGCCAAGACCCTCTTTGGTGCCGCTTTCAGCGAAACTGACGCTGCCGTCACGGGCGATGGTGCCGCCCATTTCGCGCACGCTTTGCTTGCGTTGCTTCACTTGCTCCGCACCAACTTGGCGCTGTTCTTCAAGGTCAACGTCAAGGCGCTCTTTGACAATCGCCTCAACCTCGGATTTTGTGGTCACGTTTTCGATTGCGTCGCTCATCTTTGACGCCTCCCCTTAGAACTCAGGCAGCTCGCCTGTTTTCCGTTGGTGTTCAATGTTTGCGGCCTTGCGCCTGTTGGCGATCATGTCGTCAACAATGCGCTCAACCTCTTTGCGAGGCAGGCCGACGAGAGCATCAAGGCCCCCGTCTGCGATTTCCTCGGCTGGCCCCGCCTCGGCAACGTCGGCCGATTCGGTGGATTTGGTTTCTGTCTCAATGTCGTCAAGCCGCTCAGAAAGCCGCTCAACGGTTTCAGCAAGATCGCGCATCCCTTTAATGAGGTCATTTGCGGTGAACGCAACCTCGGCCTCATCGGGGATGTCATCAGCCTCGGCGGCCTTTTCCTCTGCCGCTGGCTCCTCTGCCGCTTGTGCGGCCGCGGGCGCCTCATCGGCGTCACCGGCCACGCTTGGTGCATCCTCGGCGGCCGCCTCATCGGCCTCAACGGCCGCGCTGTCCTCTTGCTCTGGTGCGCTTTTGGTGATGTCCCATCCGCCGACGCTCAGCACAACGCGATCCCCCTCGGCCGCCTTGCGCGCCTCCTCAACGGCCGAGCGCGGCACAACGATTGCCCCGCCTTCATCAAGCGTTTTTTCGCACCACTCAACGACGCTGCGCAGCTCAATGCCCATTGATTTTGCGCCGACAAGCGCGCGCGGGTTCGCCGGCACCGGGACAATGCTGTACTCGAGCAAATCCGCCTTTAGAAAGTCGACAGCCCAATCGCCGCGGGAATCGATGAACTTCCATTCTGTGGGCAAAAATCCGATTGACGCAGCCCCAAGAAAATCATTGAGCACGAGGCGGCCAACGGTGTTGCCGAACTCATACAGGTCAGCAGACGGAAATTGAGCGGTGCTTTTGATTCGGTTGCCAACTCGTTGTGTGTCGGGAGCGCGGGCAACGGGCAGGTCACGCTGGTTGTGTGCGAAAAGAACGGGCGCTTTTGCCGCAAGAAAATTTTCAAGGTTCAAACCCTTGGCCATGACCCGATCGTTGTCGCGGTCAACCTCTGAGTCAGACACAACAAACGGCACGCCAAAGCCGGCCGTTTCGTCGTGGATCTTTTCGCGCAGCTCTGAGAGGCTGCCGTCACACTGCAGGTCACCGCGCTTGAAAAGAACGCGCTCACCGCTATCGGTTTCGCCCACGTCGGTTGACGTGTTTTGTCGTTTCTGCAGTTTGCCTAGCAGCTTTGTGAGATTCATGCGTTGCTCCTACCCGAAGACCCGTAGCACGCGGGATCGCTGTTTCGCAAACCCCCTGTTTAGGGCCGCCGCATATATTGCTTCCCACCTTTGATACTTGCTGACCACTTCGGCAATCATGCGATCGTCTGCGTTCTTTCGTCCCTTGCTGTGCGCCCTCAAAACGCACCGACAGTTTGCGTTGTTGTTTACTGTCGAAAAGTTGCCGGGGTAAAGGGCAGAATCGCCGTCGCTGACGCGGTAACGCTCGTTAAGCGGCAGCACCTTGCTCTCCAACTCGGTGTGCGTTTTTCTTACCCGTTCATCGCGTCTTGTGTACCAGATCTTGTGTGTGACTCCGGCCGCGCGCATTCCGGCAAGTCTGGCTGATGATGCTGTCATCACAACCTCACTGTTGGCGATAGCTGGCGCCCGCGTTTTTGCAAAATTATCAAAAACGCTTTCGGCCACTGTGCGCAGCTCGCTTGTGGCGGCGCCAGCAGCAATGGCGCTTTGCATTTTCTCGCGCATGATTTTTTGAGACGTTTCATTCACAAAAACCATGTGAGCACGGTGCGCCGTTAACGCGTCCTGCACCTCGATCGCAAGAATCGAAAAAATCAGGCCGACGCCGAGCAGATCAAGCATGTCCTGTCCAAACTCCTCAGCCACTTTTTCTGCGATTTCTTCTGTTTCGATGAGCAGATCCTCAGCGTCAAACTCAGCGTCAACAGCCTCAACGTCATCAACGCCAAACCGCTTAACCGGCGATGGGTAAGACTTTCCCAAGCTCTGCTCACCCTCCGCGGCCGCGTCGACGTCGGCGGAGTGATCGCCGTTTTCGTCGGGTTGATCCTCCTCGAGCGCATCTTCGACGCTCATCAAATCGCCGCCGCTTGGAATCCACCGGGCAGCGCCCGCCTCACCGTCAAACGGCGGTTGCCCTGCTAGGTTGCGCACCTCATTGACGGAAAACGCCCACGGCGCGGCGCGCATGAGGTCGGCTTGCAAATCCTGATCAGGCGGCAGGGGGTTGTCATATTCCAAAATCAACCGCTCACCCTGTGGGTATTGCGGCAGCAGCCACACCTGTTGCTCAGTGCGCAAAAACTCAAGCCGCGGCATCAGCACAAACTTGCCGAAAATGCTTTCAGCGCCGTAGATGCTGGCGCGGTTGCTGTCCTCAGAGATACCCACGATCTCAGGAGGCACGCCAAATGTCTGCCGCAGCATTTTGTTTTCAAAATCGCGCAAATCAATCATCTGCGAATCTTTAAACGCTGACGATAGCTGCATGATGCTCATGTCTTCAGCGTTGGTAAAATGCAGTTTGTTGGAGCGCGCCGCGCCCCCGTGGTTTTGCTCCCATCCAACGCGGGCCGCCTTTACAGCGTCTTCAGCAGCGCCCTTGAGATTGATAACTGCGGACGGGATCGAGTTGTTTGCAAAAAAACTGACGATTTGTTTTGCCGCCTGCTCATCGGCGTCAATCTCGTCGGCGAGCGCCTGCGCAATGCCTTTGCCGCGGCCGTAGGGGTCGACGGGGTTGATCTTGCGCATCCAAACACAATCGGCGGCCGGCAGCGTGCGCGTCTCGCCGTCTTTCATCGACACCTCAAACGCAGCACCGGCGCTTGAGTCGCCTGCCATCGGCACCTTTTTGATTCTGACCGGTGAAATTGGCCACAGCGCCACCGGCAACCCGGCGTCACCGCGCTCAATCTCCCAAAACGACTCGCCCACGCTGTCAATGTAGACCTGCGTCAGCTCGCGAAAACTCAGGCCGGTCATGGCGTCGTTCGCCTTGTCGAGCAGGTCAAGATACGGGTGCGCCTCAACTTCACGCAGCTCACCGGCGTCCATCGCCTTTTCAATCGCCTTGTGCCGGCGCTCAAGATCGCGCGCTGTCGTCGCCTTCAGCGAGCGCAGGCGCCGAGCGGTGGCCATGCCCTCGGCCGATGACGACGACACAAACAGGCGCCAACGTGTGGCGCCAACGTTTTCAGCAACGCGGCCGACTGTCTGCCGCAATGTCGGGACGGCGCTGTATGCGGCCAGCGTGGCAGCAACGCCGGAACCCTTGCCCCCGCCGACGAGCTGCGCGAGCAATGACGTTGTGTTGCCGATGTTGTCGACGTATTCGAATTTTTGCACCGGCTCGCTGAGCATCTGCCGAAACTCGGCCGATTGCCCCAAGCCTAAGAAAGTTGACAAACGTTGAAAGATGCTCATGCGGCCAACGTAGCGCAGCGATCCCCAAACTCAAAGCCACACCACCGCAGGCGAGCCGACGCAGGCCAAATGAGCCGAGATTGCCGCGTCAACCATGTCGTCATGCCGGCCGTCTACGCCGGTGAACGATTGCACCTCATCCACAAACGGCTGCACCCAGTGCGGCACCTCATCGGCGTCAGCGTAGCGCCGCGGCACCAAAACGCGGCCGTCATTCCACGCGGCCGCAAACTCTTGAGCGTTGGTGTACTTGTCACCCCGTGTGGGGATGCCCTTCACCCGTATGCCCTCGCGTTTCATTGTGTCGATCATGCCCTTTTCAGGCCCCGCATATCGAAACACCGCCTGCGCGCCGGGAAAATCGGCAAGCGCCATCCGCACCTCCCCGAAAAAGTCGGGCGCCTCAACGCGTTTCGCAACAACGTCCTCAACATAAAACACGGCCTCGGTGGGGTCGCTGCCGACCATGCGCAGAATACACAGCGCCGACGCGTCAGCTCGTTTTTTTGCGGTGTAT